AGAGCCAGAACCTAGCGCCATGTGCGTCATAGCCGTCTCGTCATCCTTCATGCGGTCACAGATAAAATTTAATCCCGTGTCCACAATTAGGTTTTCGATTTTGCGCTCATCTTTTACGTTGCCGTCTTTGTCCCGAAGAACCAGTGCGACATCGCCTCGTAGTTTCAATCCATCGTTCATCATGTAAATGTCCTCGATGCGCCGACATAGTCTTCGGCAAAGTAAGTGAAGTCACAATAACCCTGACTCCTTAGGCTACCAGAACTCACTGCTGAAGGAGTTTCAGCAAGAGACTTAGTCATTGATTTTACATCTGTATCAGTGAATGCGCCATCATCAGACTTGACAGCGCCAAAATCTATTGTGTCGGAGTCTGACGTGCTAAATGCGTCAGTGAAGTCACGGATATAGACAACATTCTTGGCAAAAGTATCTGTGACTGTTCCGCTATCAGCAGTTGGCCGGGTAACCACTTTTGCAGGTGAATCATTAGCAGCCGGCGTCTCGCTTAAATTACGTATATAGGCAACGTCTCGGTCAAAAACATCCGTAATAGACGCAATCTCTGTTCTGGTCTTAACGAATGATATTTCTTGGTCATCTTCAGTTGACGCCTCGCCATCTAAATCATCGGTAACAAAGGCTTGGTCAGACAGGTTCTTGACGTAAGTAAACTCTGGCTCATCTTCTAGGAAGATTCTGTCTAGTCTCTCGCCGGCAACGTAGTCCTCTAAGAAATACGTGACATCACAATAATCATGCGCGGTATCGCCGCCCACATCCTTAGTAACATCGAGCGTGTCATTATCTGTAATCGCAGGAGCTTCTGTAAGCGGCTTCACAGACGTTAGTGTTGCATCCTCTGCGACAGCGCCGGAATCTGACAAAGGCTTTGTGAGAGACATTACATGCGCCTCTGAGGCACTAGGTGCTTCTGATAAAGCTTTAAGTGCCGCGAGGATATCGACATCAGTTAAAGCGACAGGGTCAGCAATGTTCTTCGCAACAGTCAGCGTATCATTGTCTGCCGCGGTAGGGGATTCAGATAGGTTCTTATTTACATCTAGTGTGTGCTGTTCTGAGACATCCGCCTCATCTGCGGCAAAGAAGAATCTTAGGAAGATGCCAACAGCGTATTCAGCTTTTAAGGCGATGCCCTGGTATACCGCAGAAAGCGATTGTCCAGTGACTTCGGCTACTAGCCTTATGCTAGTGTATGCATTCCTTAAAAAGCGGTCGATTCTCACGCAAAGTCTTCTCTCAGGTAGAACTCAACAATCTCGTAAACTGTCTCGCGAATCCCAGCATCAGTCACGACTTCGACCTCACCCTCATAATACCCAGCGTCCAAATCCAACTGCCCACTAGAAAATACGAAATAGCAGATTCCCAGAGCCAAATTGTCTGTACCCGATTGATTGGTGAGAGAAAAAAGAACCGTAGTTGTATCTTTCTTACGGAAGTGCAGCTTGACCGTTGCTCCGGTCAAATCCTCTGCAGTACCAGTGTCTGAGCGCGTGAGCGAGACTTTAATCTGCGGGCCCGTGTCGCCTTGCACTAAACTAATCTTTGACATAATCGCCTCCTAAAGTCGCATTATCTCATACATCTATGTAGGCAAAGATATCTGGTTGGTTTGTTTCTGTATTTATGTAAGACGCTAACCAATAAGTAGATACATCAGTAATCGTTTGCGCCTCAACCGCATTCTCCGCTGCGCCAACAGAATCATACGTACCGATAACAATTTCTTCGTCATCACTCTGTCTTGTGTAACCCAATACAATGCTCATGTTAGTAGCTCAATCTGCCCGTTAATTGAAGTAATTGACACCGAAGTTCCAGAGAATCCTTCATGCCTAGTTCGTATCCTATAAGTTTCTTCCTCAGCACTTTTTGCCAAAGGCTGATGTATTGTGAGCGCCAGAAAGTTTGAACTAGATATTTCGGGGATGGCATATCTACGCGATGACGTTGCATAGGGTAGCCACGCTCCGCTACTTGTCCATTTGTCAGGGTTATAATAAATAGTCCCAGACGTATATCTAACAGACACATCTGCATAGTGGATTCGAGTTCTATCCGTAGCTTGTATGTATTCGACAGCGTGAACCTCTTCTATATCTGAGGGGCTGGTTGCGCTACTTGCTATGCCACCAAACGAGTCAAGCTGAGTCATTACATTGCCACTAACTTCGACATAATAGAAAAAGCTACTGGTAGTGCCAGAGCCTACTACCGTCCCTATCGAGGTGCCTGTTGTTGTTCCTTTGCTTTTTCTCTCAAAATCCACCTCAATAGCATAAGCCCCAGTTGGGCTGTTTGATGTGTACTGCATGGTGGCATTGAGTGACGCATATTTTGTTAAGTCAGCGTCTGGCGCTGGAATGTCAAACTCAGCAAAAGTCTGCTCTGACGATGACAAAGTTAGTGGCGTTCTTTGCACACCAAACGAAAACACCTCAGAGATGTCGCCCGATATCTTATTAGCCGTAATCGAGTTGACTACGATAGTCCTGCCCGTAATTACGTCATCAGGTATTTGCGTCGTAGAGATATCTAGTGGCTCAGGGAATAGTCCACCTGACAGAATGTTATCGCCGCCACTGGTCGTCTCTAACGTACCTAGCGCAACGATGTGTGCCGTGGTCGTAGAGCTACCGTCGTTGACGTCTGTGCCTGTTGTGGTGCCTGTAAAGCTAGACGGGTCGAAAGCTGTCTCTGTTGCGCCCGAGCCTGACGTGTTGTTGATGTCGTAGTAGAACTGGTCATTCTCTGACCATACAAAAGCGCAGTTTAAATCGCCAAATGAACCCGACATCTGGAATGGCGCTGTTTTGTTGAGGTCAAAAGCGATATAACCGCGCTTACCAGCTACTTGAGTTAAGAAGGTGTAGTTGTTGTATTGGTCATGCTCAATAGTGACGTTGGTGCCGTTGTAAAGCACCGAGCCGTCAGCGTTCATGTTGACAGTGCCATCAACATTGACGCCAACCAATGCGCCCTCACCAGCGTTAGCATTGCCAGACGCATCTTGATTTAAAAGCAGTGCCAGCGTTCGGCCTTCAATCTCACCATCGCCTACGTCCTCGCTTGTGACCTGTAGGCTAGTACCTGCTACAGCCGACGTGTAAGCGGACTTGTTGCCTGAGAAGTCTACAGCGCGAAGGAAAAAGTATTTAGTAACAGCGGCGGCTTGTCCTGTCGGGTAAACATACTCTTCACCCGTAATCACGGCATCGGGTGTATCGCCATCTAATGGGGTTGGTGCGCTTGAGTTTCGGACGTGTACCTCAATCTGCTTGAGGTCGATGTCCGAAGGATTGGTCCAAGTGACTGTAATAGCCCTAAGACCGCCTGTCGTTCCTAATCCCGTTGGCAAGCCAGGGCCAGTATCATCACCCTCTAACAAAACATTACTGACTGTCGTCCCGGTTGAGCTAACCCCAATCAGGTTCTGTGCTTGAATTCGGAAGTCATAGCTTTGATTAACTTCAAGACCACTGAGAATGATTCGAGTCTCGCGAGTTTCTGCCTCGAAGTAATCGGTAGTGCCGTTCTTGTTGTAGCGTATCTTATAGAACTCAATAAACGCATCATCAGGTGAAGTCCACACAAGCTGCACAGATGAATTCACGCCACCATCGGGCCCAAGCAATCCTATCTCAGTGATATCACTCGCAGTGAATGTGACGTTTTCGACCGTTCTACCGTCGTATAAGTCCAGTTCACCGCCAGATAGGAAGTCTTCTTCGTCAGCCGTAGTCCAATCATACACTTCAGATGCAGTTTCAATGCACTCAAGCTGAACGCCTATTTCTCCGCTAGACCTGACTACGAGCTCATACCCAATAACCTCGAAAACTTTGCCGTCATATCCAAGCTTGTCGTAATCAAGGTAAATCGTATCGCCAATCTTTATCTTCAATCCGGTGAGATTGACAGTCATTGATACAACAATTTCTTGCCGACTCTTTCGAGCGGCTATCTTCGCCAAGCGTTGTGCCTGGAAGTTGTTAGTCACAAAAGGCAGTGGCATATCTAGATACAGCAAGTCACCATCTGCCGCGGCCGCCGCAGACGCATAACCTGTACCACTACCAGCCCCGGTTGCAGTGAACTCAACACCGACTGCGTTTGACGATGCGCCTATCGCAGTGAAATCCGTCGTGCCTACGAACAAAATTCTGTATTTCTTGTCGGTCTCAAAACTGCCGGCAAGCGTTTTAAGGGTTTGAGCAGGGTAATCTAATACTTTGTAGTTCTTCTCTTCAGAGAGGAAGGTGCCTTTGACGCTGTTGTATATGCTGCGCCGTGATTGCTTTGTCTGCGTCTTGATGGGAGAGATAATGACGCTTTCATCAATAGTAACCGTGGGAGTGCGGTACTCTGCGCCTTCTATAAAATACTCGCCGCCAGAATATGTCAGCCGGCCACCCATGCAAGACAATAGCTGTTCAATATTGGCTCTGATTTGATTGCTGGTATCGATTACACCGTTACATTGATAGCGGTCTTGTGTGCCTCCGCCAGATAGCGATACCTGCTCTTCACATAAGTTAGCTGCCGCCGCTAAAGCAGTGTAATTGATATTCGCAGATTCTTCTCCCAGACCGTATTTACTATCCAAAAGATAATCCCGTACACACAACGCAGGATTTTGACTGAAACCAATACTCTCATCACGAGGGTCGAATACTTTTTTGCCTCTTATCACGCTTGTGATGTTTGGTACGCCCTGGGGGAACTTGTCGCGATTCCATTCAAGTCTAAAAGCTATATAGGCAATGCCCGACAGCTTGTGGTCGGTAGTCCAATTACTCGATGCGCTTACTAAACTATTAGTTGTGTCTTCGGCTGTCGTGGACGCCGCTTGACCCGCTGTACCAAACTTGCGGTCAATAGTGACATAAGTTCCCCAGTCGTCTTGGAAGCCGCCGGTAGAAGTCCAAATCTTGTTGTCGTTGAACCAAATCTCGTCATAGCCTTGAATCTCATGTGACGCAAAAACCACCACTAAATGGAGGTACTTATTGTCGCCTCCTGAGTGGTCGATAAAGACGACATTGCCGCCAGTACGAACCTTTCCATATACAAGTTTGCGAGGACCGGCCGGGTCTCTAGTGGTTACCGTAACGCCGCGCATTTGAGCGCCTAAGTCAGGCTTAGGTATGAGTGCCTTTGACAGCATGGAGACACCAGCGCCTAATGCAAACATAGCCGCAAAGGCCGCGCCCCCGGTAAGACCGAAGAAAGTCATAGCCGCTATACCACCAGCAGCTATTGCTCCTCCCGCGGCAGTAACTAATCCAACAACAGCACTAACAGCCATGACTTACCTCAAACACTTAGAATAGATGCGCTCGATACAATCAAATCCGAGCCGTTCTAGAATGACATCAAAAGGCTGATGAGTCTTAGTATTGATAAGTATCTTGGATACGCCTTCAGCCTCAAGACACTTAATCGCGTACTTAATAAGCTTGACGCCGGTCATGCCTTCTCTAGCGCTTTTGCGTAAGAAGATAATGTCATTGTTAGCAAACGTATGGTCTTTGTAATGCAAAGACTTGCTAACTAGAACTACGAAATAGCCGACAAGCTGACCCTCATCACGCGCCGTATAGACACGTAACGAGCCAATATAATCATAAGCCGAATAAGCATCCCAATCAGGATTTAGCTTAATAACATCTTTATTCAGCGCAATCTCTTCCCAGTGCTCTTCAATAAGCGGAAGGATGTCTTCTTTGACGTTTGCTAAGTTCTCGTGTGCGTATTTCATCATCTATGCTGCTGCTGGTCTCCAGGGAAATCCCCATCAGGGCCTCCACCAGGGCCTCCGCCGCCGGCTCCACTACCCACGCTCTCACTACCCCAGACGATTTCCTTTTCGGATATCTCAGCGACAAACTCCAATCCTTTATCATCGGGATAATCTATCTTCTGGTCTTCTGCGGTATAACGGCGAACCCTACTGCGCTGGAATTCAATCAGTCGATTCTCAACAGACACAGATATAGTCGCCGTCTCTGCTCCATCTTGGATAACCATGGTATCCATGAAGCCGCTGAAAATAGTTACCGGACTTGAAATGACAGAGTTAGAAGCATCCATGGCTCCAAGCTTTATAATCAACTCTCTGCCTTGGTAAGACTCGTCCCGCGCTTTACTTATCAATGGCTCTGTAACTCCAGATAGGGTTACAGTCATGCCGTTTGCAGCTAAGTCCGCAGACTCTTTCATGCTACTGATATTAAGAAGCGTACCAGCGCCAACGTAAGTGACGCTGCTAACGGTTAAATCGCCGATACCATTCCATAGATTAAGAGCGCCACTATCAAAATCACACTGCACCAAAACAATAGGGCGTACCACTTCGGCAGTGGCAACCGTTTGCATTCCACTGGAAAGAGTTCTGCTCATATCGCCTCAACACACGCAAAGGTAAATCCATAAACACCAGCTTTGTTGATGTTCCAATCAATATCATTTGACGCAAGACGCCAAGTACCCGTGGGCAAGCTAAAATCTAAAGTTGTAGAAGTCGTTATAGTGGTACGCAAAGGCGGCATGATATCCAGGGTACTCGCATTCTCAGCGGTTAGAATGTAAAGCGCTCCACCCACCTCGAAGTAGTCGCCAACCTCAACAGAACTATTGACTGTGCCAGTTACATTGGTCGCGCCTTTTGCCCCGCTAGTAATTGAGCCAGAGCCGCCACTCACATTATGTAATGGGTTACCCATACTGAAAGTTTTTGCCTGTCCTCTCAATTGAGCGAAGAAAGCCTCCATTTGCTTTGCATCGGAACGCTTTAAAGGAGGCAGCTTTACCTCTGCTTCCCATCGAACGCCTTGATGCTCATAGGTTTGCTGGTCGAAAGTGAATGGAGAAGTGCTGATAGCCGTCGCAGACACCAAGCGCATCGTCATCGATTGAAAGCCAACATTAGGGAAAGTGAAATCAGCCATTAGATACCCATCGCAGTTCCATAACTGCCACCACGCATTCTACCTTCTGCTACTGCCGCTTTAGCCGCTTCACTGATTTGTGGCAACAGGTTAGCAACTTCCGCTCTAACAGTTTGCTGAACGCCTGTGGTGACGTTGATTGTTTGATTAACAACCACGGGCTGCATCCCGCCGCCTTCATGGTCAATAACTGTTTCATTCGGGTGCAAGATGGCAGGGAATCCACCACGACCATCAACGCCGCCAGAGCGAGAGCCTCGCCCGGTAAATCCGCCTCCCTCGAACGATGCCGCAGTCTGAGCCGCAATAAGCGCAATTGACGCTGCTCCTAATCCTCTGATAACGCCTTGATATGGAAGGCCCGCCACAGGTCCAAGTCCAACTGGAGGAGGCGCTACAGCAGCCATAGCCGCCATCTCTGTGTTAATAATTGTCTGTGCAATCGCCAAGGCTTGCTGTGCTGCAAAGACAGCTTTATAAGCCGTAGAGCCCTTTTTCATCTGCCCCAACAATCCAGATGCCAGAGACTGTGCAGAAGACAAGACTTGCATATCCAAATTCTGCTTCGCCTGAGCCATTTGCTGTTGCTTTTTAAGCTGTTCTTCTCGCGCCTCATCTTCTCGCGCCATAACATCAAGCATGTGAGCTAGATTTTCTTCACGGAACTTTTTAGGGTCTATGCCTGTGTCTTTCCCTGTTTCTAAAGCCATTAAATCCGCATTGAATTGCTCTCTCAACGCAAGCAAAAGCTCATTTCGGCGTTGTTCCGTACCTATAGCTTCCAAGCTTGCACTTTCCAAGATGGACCTTTCAAGGGCAAAATCGCGGCGTAAAATACCCTCTTTACCTAGCGAGTAATCTTCTAGACTTTTTATGAGGCTTTGTAATCTGGCTTGCTCTTGTGTCGCTATTTTCTTGGCTTCTGCGTCACGCTTTTTCTTTTCTTGGTCTGCTTTTTTGAGTGCTTCTTGCTCTTCATTATGAGCATCTATTCTGTCGTAAATACGCTCAATAGCCGCAAGTTCCTCAGGCTTTGCTCCTTCGTTAGTTGCATTGTATATAGCTTGCTCGCGAGCAGTCTTGCCTAACGTGTCCGCCTGTTTATTTAACGCATCAATAATCTCTTGTACGCGCTTACTTCTATCTTTTTCTGCTTGCGCTGCCTGAATCGTTTTTTGAGTATTCTCGTCGCCAGCCGCTGCAACTTCTTCTAGCTCTGCTTTTTGCTGAATTAGCTTTTCAGTCGCTCGGTCAATATCTCGCTGCAAACCCTGTAGTGCTGGAGTTAAATCTCCCTCCATACGGCCCATCATTTGTATTTCGGAGTCTCGTTCAAACATCTCTTTCAAAGCAGCAAGTACACTTTCCGTTCTGGCTATTTTTTTTGTTAGCTTGTCTTGCTTCTTGATTTGCTCGTCAGTTTGCTTGCGTTTCTGCAGGTCTTGATACGCGAGTTCTTCTGCAGTCAGTAGTCCAAGTTCTTTTCTCTGCTCCGTAACGGTATTTGTAAGCTCTTCTAGCTCTTTCTTAGCCTCTCGGGACATCATAGTAATGCCAGAGAAGATGGCCGCGCCAACGGCCAAGAGCGCACCAATCATTGCGCCACCCGGGCCGAAGAGAGAGACAATCTGTGAGCCCTGCTGACCAAACACAATCATGGCATCCGTGCCACCCTGCAACTGAACCGCAACGTCCTGCACCTGATGACCCATCTGACCAAAGCCGCCACGTATCATACGAAGCGAGCCGTTAGCCTTTTGATTTGCGGAAATCTGTTGATGCAGCATAGCCAACTGAGCCCTCTGAGCATCAGTGGCATTATTTTGTGCAAGTTTGAGTTGGTCTAAGACGTTCTTGTGCTTGTTCTGCCGGTCAACCAAGCGCTTAGTAGAGGCAATCAAGCGCTCTACTTCATCCTTCTGCTTCTTGGTTGTGTCCTTTACCTGCTTAAGAGCGTTACTCGCCTGGTCATTTGCGACGATGTTTAGGACTGCGGTGATGTTTTCGCTCATATTCTTTTTGCCTCTCTGCCTTTACCCTGTAGAACGTCATCCAGTGATTGAATTCGGAGACGGTCATTTCGAGAATTGTACTGAGCGGCTGACCAAGGCGCTCCGCAAGTTCAAACATCAAATATACCTGCGTGGCGTTCCCTTGGTCATCTATCAGTTTTTTTCGCGGTCCTCTTCGCTCTCCGTTTCTACGCTGAGGACAAATGATGCAATGCGACTCACTACATCTGGGTCAACACTGCTTCTAAGGGTGGCCTTATCGCCAATGTCAAAAACGGGCTCACCCTGAGCATCGGTAGTGCCAAAGATGACTGCATAAACTAGATAGTTCCAGTTATCGTCATCCGCCAACTTCATCCACTTCGCCTTGTCAGCCAAGCTAAGATTTTTTGAGTAAAGAGTCGTATCCCACTCAGGAACCTCAATTTGACGGACTTCTTTGTTGTTGAAGTGGTTTACCGCTACTTCAATTAGACTCATATTACACGCTGTCTTCTGTCAGTGCGCCATTGCCGTCTGCGCTAAATGAAATCTCTACTAAGCCGTCAAAAGACTGTGAGCGGCTGATTGAGGTGATAATAGCTTGACCATAGTAGTAAGTGAGACCGGCAGTGTTGCCTTCTGGATAGAGCTTCAGAGCAACCTCAGAGTTCTCATCCATCGCAAGCTGACCATTAGTATCACTTGAGTCGTAGTAACAGTTAACAGATGCCGTCCAAGACTTCAAAGTAGCCTTTTTGGTCATCCAATCACCTGTTACACCCATGACAGTCGTGTCAACAACTTCTCCAGTGGTTTCTACTGAGAAGTCGCGCACTTCTGCTACCGCATTAGAGCCGATGTAAACCGCGCCCTCTTTACCTAGAAATGTTGACATTTGAGTTTCCTCTTAATGAGCGAGCGTAAAGCTCAAGTTTACCTTAAAAAAAAATAGTTGACTAACCTTCTGGACTTCCCTCGACAGCAGAATACCTTACTTGCACCGTAAGTTTACCCATTAAAACAGGTTGTTCTACATCGCCAGAAAAGGTGCTATCGAATGCTGTAACCATTGTATCTTTTGCTAACCCGCCCCGGCTCAAATCGGTATAAAGAGCTTCTTCGATATCGGCGGCTATCTGGTCTAGCTTTTCATCATACGTGTCAATCATCTTCACGTATATTTCAACCGCAACAGCGATGCTTTTATCCAGCGTTCGAGGTGGACTAATTGATAAATAATTAGAAGTTTCACTGGCCGTGTACACACAGATGCCAGGAAGCGTATCCATATTCATGGGATAGATTCGGCTATCGAAAACATTGCTTTTAGTGTCGCTCAACCCTTTAAGAGTGGTCACAATGTTTTGCCGGATGCGAGTTCGTATATGACTCATTGCTCTTCCAGTTGAAGCTCAGTGAAGCCGGTTCCGTCTGGCATCTTAGCTCGTATTTTGTATTTCTTCTGTACACCTTCTACGGTCAGTGTGACAACGTCTTCTTCTACTACACCAGAAACATCAGAAGAACGACAAGTTAATCTTGGTTGTTGTACTGAGAATGCGACAGAACCGCCCACCTCTTCAAACACATGTTGTGCATCAAAGATGGCGGTAAAAGTTGTTGCTGCGCCGAACGTAGGCTTAAAGGTAACAGCTTGTCCGAAGTCGGCGAGCATAGTGGAACGGAATACATCCGTCTCTACAGCCATTATTCAGCCTCAGGCTCCGCTGCTTTCTTGGCAGGGCGACCGCGCTTCTTTGGCTTCTCTTCAGAGCTTTCTAATGCGACAGCACGATTTGCGGGCTTCTCTTCTTCATGATGAGGCTCTACCCGTCCGATAGACATCAAGTGCTTTGCCAGAGCGTCATCTAGCTCCACTTTCTCGCCAACGCGATGCTTGGCTCCCTTGATGATGCAATCTCTTGTGATGTTATAAATCATAGGCCTTCTCCGATAAAAAAAGCCCCGCCCCCGAAGGGGCAGGGTTCACACTACTTACTGGTCGTCGTTACCGAGACAGAAGCTAACAGCGTTACGTACAGCAACGTCGATAGTCTGGAACGCTACGATGCGAACAGAACCTGTAGTTGACAGGCTGTATGGGTCAACAGTGATGTCTACACCGGCTCCCCACATTCCAATCAGCAAATCAGCGAAATTACCGAAGAACATATCACCAGCAGTACACTGGTTAGATACGATTGCACGGTATCCATTGATTGTGCCGCCAGGCTCTACAACGAACTGAGCAGTGTTAGTTGCTTTCTCAGTTGTCTTCAAGCCGCCGTACATTGCCGCTGGCAGGATGTAAGCAAGGTTACCAACGAGTGCGTTATCTTCCGCAACCGCAGTTTCCATGTCTACAACCTTAGCGTATGAAGGTACGAGTACAGGTGAAGTACCGAAGTCAACAGTGTTGATTCCAGATGTGTTCTTGATGCCTGTAGGCTGACCAGAAGCGCCAGAACCTGCAAGAGCAGCCAAGTCAACAGCAAGAGCCAAAGACTGTGCTAGGTCATCACGTACCAGTGCTTCCGCATCCAGTGAACTCTGCTGACGCAACTGACGAGTGATGTCAGTGAAAGCAGCGAGCTGACGTGGAACCATTGTCACTGATGTAGTAGTCATCTCTGACTCAGTAGCTGCAGTGCCCTCAGTAGCAATCCATGCCGCA